GGGGTTGTTATTGGGCAGGAGCTTGGAAACAGCGTCCGCAATCTTTGAGTGGGCTTGTATCGCAATCTTGGGGTTGTCTGTTTCGTGACGGGTTGCGATCCGCTGCAGGCTGATAATGGACTGAACCGCGGTGAACCCGAGATCATCAGGGCTTGCACACTGTTGATCGAGCAACAGAAGCCGGGCCTCTCTCAGGTAATCACGGGCAGTGCGGGCACTGATACCGTGGTCCTGCTGCAGCTGGTGAGACACCAGCGCAGGAGAATGACCTGCTAACAGCAGTTCCAACGCCTGCTGCTCACGGGCTGACTTCTCAGCAGCCGTAGCACGAGATCGGGGTTTGTCTGCGGGAGTCACTGCACTGACCCCACCAGCGGGGAGGGTTCGGCGCCAGACCAAGGGTATGGGTCTCGTCGCCACTCCTGATCAGGGGGCAACAGGGGCAGGCCGGTGATACTGGCCAGCACTTTACAAGTCAGCAGCGCCGCGGGGTCTTCAATATTGAACCGCGGCCCGTCCGACTCGTGCTCACAATGCCAGCTGCACTGGTCGGTCAGGTTGTGCCAAGACTCGTAAAGCTGATCTTCGGTCAGCTTGTCGATCTCATCACCGGCCCAATATTTCGAGCCCGTATCAATGCCGAATCTTTGCACGTCAGGGGCAGACTCCGGAGCATAGGGGGCAAGGGCAGCGGTCAGGGCCTCTCGCCACTCCCTGCAACCATACGAGTCCCAAGCTTCCTGCTCCTCCTCCTGCTCAAGTTCGGACAAGTCTGACTCGTCAGCTACAGGGTAATCCGCCAGGGATGTTGCCCATTCGTCAGCACACCGCAGGGCTGCCGTGTCTGTTTCGTGCACAAGGTAAACAGTAAACCAACCACAAGCCCAGTGGCTGATTGTCGCCTCTCCTGTCTCTTCATGCTGTGCCAACTTGTCAAGTTCGGCGCAGATAACACGCCAATTCGAGAGGCTAACGCTATCAGCGGTGTCTCGGGTCTTGTGGATCGGCGCCAGGTAAAAGGCTGATAAATCAGCCCCCACGTAATTGGCGGCAGAATCCCAGCTGGAAGCACCGACACCGGGTTCCCAACGCTTGAGGTTCTCAGGGGTGAAAAGGTCCGACATGGCAGGTAAGGGGTGAAGTGTGCGGGTTAGGTGAGGCTCACTCGCAAAACCAGAACAAAGAGGCGAACTCCTCTAGTGGGTCTGACAGGCCGCAAACAGAATCCAACAAACACCAATCCAATGCAGTCCACAAGGTTCCCCAGTCCTGCCACTGAATTTCGCAGTCGCAGGGTTCTCCGCTGCAGGTAAGGTTGCCAATGATCCGGCAAGCCGGCCCGCCGGTGCTCAACAGAATCTCGAATTCTGCGGGCTCACGGTCCCGATCGGATCCGCCGGGAGCGTACCAATCCGACCGCACCAACACACTGAGAGGAATTTCCCTCAGGGTCTGTTCAATCGCCTCAGCGGTACCGTCCGGATCGGTGCCGTCATAGGCGTGGTCCCGTAACGCCTGTTTGGCATCGCGGGATAAATCTCTGCCCTCTTCAATGTTGGAAAGACAGAAGGAACGGGCATCCGTTAGCGCTTTTATGTTCTCAAGATGGGCGCGACAATTGCTGATTGCGTGGTCTGACATGGTAAAAAAGGGGTTAGGGGTCAGGAAAGGGCAGCGAAGCGGTTCGCCTCAGTCTCAAGAGGTGTTCCCTGATAGGTTGCTGCAAGCAAGTCTTTAGTGTTTAGGTAACGCTCCTCCAGGTATCGGCGGACCTTTGAGGTTTGACATGTTTCGTCGATCAGCCAGCGCAGTTGCTCAGCCTGTTGACTGTTGAAAATCTGCCAAACCTCAGGGCAGGCGTTGTCAGTTGGGAGATTGATCTGCCACAATCCCGTGCCGTTGATTCGATCACCAGCAGAACGAAGCTCAACCACAAGCCCGCAACATTCGGCGCCAGTCTCGGGGTCGTTATCGTCAGCTTCAAATCGAGCGAAGAGATCAAACGGCCAGACCCTCGCTAAGCGGTGCCAAGCGGAGGACCGGTAGGACTCGCAAGGAAGCTCAGCCACCACGGCAGGAGTGACATAGCAACGGGCCTCAGAGCTCAACTGTTCAAGAATTGGGGAGGGGTTCATGATTGGAAGGGATAGGTGACGGGTTGACCGGGTTAGGTGGTGTCAGTCCGGCAAGGTCTGCAGGATGGCAGGGCCGGACGGACGCACCACCAGCAGAGAACCCGGGGCGAGAATATCTGCCCATAGGGCAACGGCAGCGGCTGCAATGGCAGCGGCAAAGAGCTTGCGGGGGTTCATGCCTGCTCTCCAGAAATACGCTCAATCGCCAGGTCTGCCAAGTGATCGACGAGATGAGCGAACCAGTCGCCGTAGGTTGCGCAGTCTGCTTGTGCCACTAGGTCGGATTCCAGCAGAGCCACCAGCCGAAAGGCTGCGCGCTGTTGATCGGTGTTCATAGGGTTAAGGGTGATGGGTTGCGGGCAGGGGTCTGCCCTTACCTGCCAGCATAACGTACATAAGTGGAAATGGGCAAGGGATCGGGGCAAGCGGGCAAACTCGCTTAAGGGATCGTTAGGTACGTGCCGAAAGCGACGAAAGCCGAAAGTGAGCGTCGTACTGAGCATGTCGTGATGATGCTTAGCGAAGGTGCGTCCTATTCGCGCATCATGCGGGAATGTTCAGCGGAGTGGGGTATCTGCACTCGGCAGATCGACGTTTACATTGCCAAGGCCAGAAAGCGCTTAGTGGCCATGTTCAAGGTTCAGCGCGAGGAATTTGTGGCAGAGCAACTTACAGCGCTTGCAGATCTGGCAGACAAGGCCACCAGGGACAGGCAATACAGCGCAGCCGTAGGAGCCCGCTCTGCTTATCTTCGGGCTACAGGATGCGACACGCCAAACCGCTGAACTCTCCCACCTATCGCAGCCCCCCGTCACCCCCTACAGCAGCCGGGCTGATATAGGGAACCCGCCTAACACTGAACGATCATCACCACACCAGTCTGAGAGACTGGAATGGAAACACTGAGGCCGGGGCTGGGATCGAGGCGGCCGGCCTCTCACCGACCCCACCCCCACGCAAACGACCGCAGCACAGGCGTCCACACCCCGAGGGTCACAGGTTTTTCCACTCCCTTACCCTTACGCACCCATTTAAGTATGACCCACCCTACCCCCAATGCCCCTACCCCCTGTCCCCGCTCCCGGAGCTGGGATTAGGGCTAGGCTTTGGCAATACGGGGTAGGTAAGTGTCTGTACTGAGTGTGATTGCGGGCGGGAACGTGCTGGAGCCGCCACAGCACACCGGCACCCGCTGCACGGAGAGCTACGAGAGCCTGCGCGAGCGCATCCTCAAAGACCTACTCCCCTCCCAGAAGGAGTTTGTTCTCGACACCGACCACAAGATCTTGGGCTTCTGCGCTGGTTTCGGCGCGGGCAAGACCAGGGGACTTGCCGCGAAGTGCCTCTTCTTGGCGATGGACAACCCCAACACGGTTGGCGCGGTGTTCGAGCCCACCCACATCATGATCCGCGACGTGTGGATGCGAGCTTTCGACGATTTCCTAGAGGAATACCAAATCGAACACGACTTCCGAGTATCTCCGCAACCCGAATATGTACTGCACCTACCCCTAGGTCCGGTAACTGTGCTTTGCAGGGCAACGGAAACGTTCAATCGCATCCGTGGGCAAACACTTTCCTTCGTATTGGCTGACGAAATTGATACTTCTAGCCAAGAGATCGCGCAGAAAGCATCCGAAATGATGTTGGCCCGTCTGCGTGGCGGAATCAAGCCCCAATTAGCCGTCGCCAGCACCCCCGAGGGCTATCGATGGATGTATAACACCTTCGTCGAAAATGGCGATGCTCCCGATCGGTACCTCATCCGCGCCAAGACCACCGACAACCCCTACCTCCCCGAGGGATTTGTCGAATCGCTATACGCAAATTATGATCCACAGCTCATTACGAGTTATATCAATGGAGACTTTTGTAATCTCGCCAACACGACCGTTTACGCGAGTTACGACCGCGACCGGCATTGGTGTGACACCGAGATCCGAGATGAGGACAGGCTTTTGGTCGGTCTCGACTTTAACGTTGGTGCCGTCTTCACCGAAGTAATGGTGCGTCGTGGCGACGAGTTCCACGTTGTTGCAGAGCACCACCCCAAGGACACACCTGCGTTGGTGCGTTTTCTGCAAGAGACCTACCCCGTCCAAATCGAGCAGGGGAACTTGGTGGTGATCCCTGATGCCGCGGCCAGGCAGCGCACCACCACCAATGCCAGTGAATCCGATCTCTCACTGCTGAAGAAGGGCGGCTTTGCGGTAAAGGCTCAGACAGCTAACCCCCAGATCGCGGACCGCGTGAACTGCATCAACGTCCTGCTACTGGCGGACCGTCTGAAGGTCCACAACAGCTGCAAGTACCTGATCAAGTCGATGGAGCAGCAGAGCTACGACAAGTCCGGCAAGCCGGAGAAGGGGATCGGGGGCATGGACGACATTTCGGGTCCGGTGGACGCGCTTGGGTACGCGATCTCTTACCTGGCTCCGCTACGCCGCTGGAGCACTGGTGGGTCGAACTTCCGTACCTATTGATGGCCAAGCGCACCACCCACCACATCTCCCCCCACGCCTCGGTCGAGAGCGGCTTGGACTGGAACGGGAGGTATTACATCGCCTTTAGCAGCGGCGCCAGCGTCTTCATCCGCGACCTCAAGGAGCTGCGCAAGTTCCTGAAAATCCCCAAGGGCATTCCAATGCGCGAGGCGTTGGACGCCTGGCTGGCAGAGCTGGAGACGATCGACGCCAAGCGCCGAGAGTCCAAACCCAAGGAGGGCCTCTCTGCCGAGCTGCTGGCGACTGGGTTCGGTCCTGAGGCACACCTCGATGAGAGCGATCCGAATTACCAGACTCGAATGGTCACGTAAGTACCAGGAAACCTAGGCAACGCCTGACTTCGAGCCGCGTGGCTGATAACAGCACCTACCCCATCCGCTATGGCGTCCCCGGCCCCGTCTTGCACCAGTAC